CTTTGCGACTTCGATACCGTGTGAAGAAGTTTAACCACGCTCGTGCTAAGTACGCCCGCGTTGTCTATCATGGTCCTATGGACTATTTAAAAGAAAAGTTTTCCCCTATGACAAAGATTGACGCTGTTGCTGAGAAAGCCTCAGCACTCATTGAGAAAGTTGATAGCTTCATTCCTACGAGAGAGGCTGTCAAGGAGTTTGTTTACGATCCCGAGAATGTCGTCATGCCACTCATGCAATGTGTTGCTCATTCCATAGCCTCTCCTGATAAGTGGGTTACCCACTCGGCTATAGTACTACTTATGCAACTCCCAAAGTGGACGTCTGGTGGGTTAAGCCCCTATCTTGCTGCTACTGCTGCGTTGACCTGGTCCATCCTATCCCGATCAGGCTTTTCGATCCTTGGTAAGGATGTTCCTGTTACAGTGCCAACCACTGAACACGGCTTTTTCGAGAGTTTAGGAATATTCAAGTCTCCTGAAAACGAGACTACTCCTGAGGACGTAGAATACGTTCAGATGCCTTCTTTCAAACAAAAGGCTTTAGATTATCTAGATTCTATCACCGCTATGTTCCATGGCGTTGTTTCCTGGATTTTCGGTAAGCTAGGTATTGAGGACTATTCTTTCCTTGACTCATTTTTAAAAGCTATGACCACCCTTACTAAGTCAGCTATTCGAGTTGCACTCGTCGGTACTATTGCTGGCGTTATTTCCACAGTTCTAAAGCACACATTTGCTTTGTTCAGACGCCTGTTTATCAAACTCACGGGCGCTGATACACTACTCGATGTACCAATGGTTACTAAGAAGATCGAGAATTGGGTCTCGGAAGTAGGGTTCTGCCTTGAGTCTGACAAGAAATGGCTCATCTCAAAACTATCTGTTGTCGAAACAGACAAGCCCCTTATCGAAACTTTTGCTGGCAAAGAGCGCAGTTTAACTGCCCTAAATAAGCTCACGCCCACGATGGTTAAGACCTACCACGCAGAAGTCTCACGTTTGGTCCGTGAGGGCCGTGGGCTTAGGAACGACCTTATGCGAGCCATCCGCCTGTACAACGATGGAGGCGCCGGTGTTTCTGCTATTCAGCGGGTACTAGATCAG